CGTTCCTTGTCGGTGAGAGAAACATATAAATCTTACATTTTCTAATAAGAATGTAATTTAGAAAAACTTATATTCATCGTTAAAGTACGAATGTATAAGGATTTATAAGGTTTTTTGGAACGGCTAGTAGGGTCATTTTGCTTTAGTAAAGTATAATAAAGTATATTTATAATAAAATATAACAATCAAATTTTAATATATGTCTATTAGCTATTATTTTTTGAAAGCAAAAACAAGTAGTTGCTGATTTTCTTATAAATTTTCTAATATTTAGGTAGGTGTTATTGTGCTTTAGCATGAATAATGAATAACGCTTCGAACGTTGGAAAATATAAATTTTTTATTTTATTAACACGTACAACGTCAAAAGTTTTTGTGCTTAACCCTTGTAGTGTTTTGACGTGGTCTTAAAGACCAATAGGTGTCATATAATACATTAAATCATACAATTTATAAATATTTTCTTATTTTTAGCTTGTTAAATAAGAAAATATTTGATTTTGTTAGAAAAAGAGGAAATATGTCATTCTTTTCGCTGATTTAACTATTATAGTAGCTTTAACCCTTAAAGCGTTTTGACACCTCCTGGAGGTGTTCGAGTATTCCTTAAAATCAAACGTGATACGGATATTTTATTATTTATCGCTTGTAAAATAAGAAAATATTTGATTTTTATACAAAAAACAAGAAATATGACTGACGCTGTAAGGGTTAAATAAATATTATAATCAAATTTTTATATGTAGCTAATAGATATTATGTTCGTTTCTTCGATTTATTACTATAACTATATGTTTTAGTAGGTTTTCGGCTTTTATATTTTGTGAATGTATTTGTTATTTTTTTTGATATATATCCACCACTTTTTTGTTTTTTATTCGAAGCTTTAATTGATTTACGGAATATTTCAAATTGTTTTTTATCATTTCCGGTTAATCCGGTACCTGAAAATTCACATCGGTCTTTATATCCACGTCTTCCAACAATCCATTTACATTTATCAGCATTATCATTACATTCTATTTTACTATATTTGCTGCATTTTTCAAATTCTGCCGAAATATCTGTTTCTAATTTTTCTAATTGTTCAACAATGTATTCAATCACACCAGCATATTGTTGTTTTCTCCAACTATCTTTGCATTCACGTTTCAATAATTGTCCCAACATGATTTTAAATTCAGTATCATACATATCATCATCTAATATTTCATTAAAAAATTTTAATATCTGTCCCCATTCAGCTTTATCATATTTATGATTGAATAATATTTGCATAATATGTAATAACTTTTTTAATTCGTGTGCGTTTAGTACATCTTCTGTATCGGGTAATTCCTGAATATGTTCTGTTATCGATTGTATTTCTTTTATATCAGGTGTTCCAAGTAATATATTTTTCATAATATTGCGAAGCTTCATTTGTTTATCTATTTCATAACTGACAACATCGTCTTCTTCTTCATCTTGGACATGGGAAACTAAATCAATTTTATGTAGCATCGATTTTTTACTAGTTAAAGTAGAATGTTCAACTAATTTACGGTGCTTACCTATAAAATCTTTATAAAAATCTGGACGAAAATATTTAAACATATTATGATCGGTAAATCCTGAACTCCATTTAGTAGCACTTATCAATCTTTTAAATCCTTCAGAGTTTATAGCTTCTACAATATCATCACCTTCTTTTTTTGAAGTTATAGGAATACCAAATGAATAATTGCTCATTCCATAGTCTCCATTATAATCATTATATGGATATGGATAAAGACCCTTTCCCAAAATCACTTTTTTTTCTCCAAAGTGTCCGTTTTTATTTGTATTAGACCAAAAATATATATCTCCATCGTTAATTGTATGTGTATGCTTTACTGGATAAATGAATGTTCCATTTTTTTCTTTTGAAATATGTGGTTTATCATTTCCATAATTTCCTCTACTATATATAATCTTTATACCATTATCTTGGTCTGTTAAAACACGTTTGATATTATCAATATCATAATTTGGTAAAAAATTCCAATCTCTTAAATTTATTTTATGCTTTTTATTTTCTTCATCAATTATAATAGTATTATTATATTCTCTTGTATTTTTTTGTAATACATAATAATCTATACGTGTAACTGCTCCTCCATAAAATATTTTTTTTGTTTCATTAAAACCGTATATTTTCAAAAATATTGCATTATTATTAACAAATATATCCCACATTTCTTTTAAATCTCCCTTTTTATCAGGAGCTCTCCATTTAGCAGGATTTATAAAGGATAAAAACCCATCATTTTTTAATAAATAAAATGATTTTATAAAAAATTTAGGATATAGGTCGTGACCACCTTGTGCTGTTTTTCCAGATTTTTCATTTTGAAATGGCGGATTTCCACAAATTAAATCAAATTGACTAACACCCCATTCTTCTTCAGGTTTTAACTCAAGAAAATCACCATGATATATATTGGGTTTATATAACTCATTATTACTAAATATAGTTTTAGATATATCAACATTTACTCCATTTAATTCCGCCATATATAACATTTTTTCAATAATATGCTTTCGTCGTTGTTCTTCATCAAGTATTACATCTCGCAAACCAACCATTAAACGATAATATGCCCAAATGGCAAAAGGACCAAATCCACTACCAGGTTCTAGTATTTTATGGTCAGGATTTGTCCAAAAATTAACAGGAATGGTCTGCATCATTTCATCGACCAATTCCCATGGTGTAAATACTTCACCCGTTTTTTTTTTTAATTCCTCAATAGGTGTAAGATTTAATTCAATATATTGTAATAATCGTTTTTTTTGCAGAATACTAGGTATTTCATCACAACTTTCAAGCAATAATTCATCAGTGCTTGGATCTTCATTTACTTCTAATTTTCCATCCGCATTTTTAATACACCGGTTTGTCATAACTTTTTCAATATTATGTATGTTAGTATCAGGCATATCTAAATTATTTTTAATATCTTCACGACTAGAAACAATATGATTATTAAATCTACCCATGTTTTCCATACTATGTATGATATTATTTTCATTATTGGGATTAAATAAGTTTAAAATATAATCGATTCTTTGTAATTCTAATTGTTTATTTTTTTCTGGACCATAAATACCTTGTAATAATAAATACTCTTTAATGTTATCTAAATCACTTTTATATAATAATTTATCTGTCAATTCATGTTCATTATAAATGTATGTAAATACATCGTTTATACTTTTAAAATTTTCGTTAATTGTAAGAATCATACCTATTTTAATAATTGGTAATATAAAATCACCAGGTAGAATTTTTGCGTCAAGTTGTGATTGAGTAAGTTCTATTGATTGTTTTATCTTATTTATTTGTAGTTTAAGTTTTTTAATTATTTCATCTTTTTCGGGTAGGTCACGGGATTCTCTTACTTGTACTTGCAGTTCTAAATCCTTTAATGTTTTTTGATTTTGACTCAATTTATTTTCTAATTGAATTTTTTGTTTAATATGTTCAGTCGCGATAACTTTATCGAAACGCAAATGTTTTAACTGTGTTTGTATATCTTCACGTTCAATATTATTAATTAGTTTTTTCAATTCCATATCTATATCTTTAATTTGATTTCTAGATAAAATTTTGTTACCAGTCAAATCAGTTAATTTCAATGAATTGAAGAATTCTATTAATTGTGATGAAGAAATATTTTTTTCATTTACCATATCATTATCCATATAAACAAACTTTTCATTTATAAATTTTTGTTTAATATCACCGATTGTATCTTGCATATTATGATCCATTGCTTGTCCATATATTGCACTAACAGTTCTATCCGGATTAAATTCGCAAATAAAACCTGCCTTTTTACCTAAACTTTCAGTCAGTGATCTAAAAATCATTTGGTAATATAAATCAAGATCTTTAATATCATTTAACATTATAACAATATCAACACACGGAAGACTAATACCTAAGCTGAGTTGTTTTCCAGTAAGAATAATTAAACCATTATATCCAGCATCTTTAGCTTTTTTTTCTTCTGTGCGAATTTGTTCTTTATAACTATTTTCTTGATCTCCTTTCACTACATCATTATCTTTCATATTAAAAATTTTATATGATATTTTTTTAATCATATCGTTATTATTTAATTTTACTTCAAGTGCGTCAGCTATACTTTTTATTCCAGAACCATGTGTTCCCAATGGTAAAAACCAAATTTGAGTAGTAAAACTACCATCTTGTAATGTCCGCGAATTGATTTTATTACTTATTTGTTTAATACGATTTAAAAAACATGTTTTATTTACGGGATCTGACGGTGTAAAACTTCGACTATCACCAAAAATTAATCGCAGTAATCCATCTACACCATTTATATCTACAAATTGATTTGTTAATTGATCAACACGCAACAATTCACCAAACTTAATTTCATTTCCACCTCTGCTTATTTGCTGTTTAATTACTTCTTCATTCCATTGATGTGTTAGAATATATATTTCTGGAAATTTATTATATTCTAATTCTATATCATTTAAATTATATCCCATTTTATGTAAACATTCGATTGCCTTTTTGAATGATATACCATGCCTATTAAATAATTTATTACGATTGATTAATTCGTGTGTAGTTGAATCAATTCTTGATAATTCTTTACATGTTATAATATCTTCATAATTCCAAGTGAATTGATTATTTGCAGGAATATTATAATTAAAAATAGACTTATTATATGTTGCTGTAATGAATACATAAAACAAATTAGGAAACATATCCGGTTTTTTAAATTCATTTAACATATTTTGTGACCTCTTGCTGCATCCTGAAACATGATGCTCATCAAAAAATATACCTGTTATTTCACCATTTTTATTTTTAATAGTAGTTAATAATTCTTGTAATCTTATCATACTTTTATCTAATTGTTCATCTTTTTTAACCATTTTATAATCACTATCAAGTGTTTGTTTAGATATAATTATAATGTAATGTTTAATAGGATCATATTTATCAATAAACTTGCGATATTTATCCCCACCTTGTATTTGAATTACGTTATAGTGTTGAAATTCTTTATAATTTCTAAATAAATTTGTATATTCTTTAATTGTTTCATTTGGAACAGGTGAAAAAATAATAAACGAAAATGGTTTTGTTATGTCATAACCTTTTAATATTTCGACTGGTTCATAACATCGATATCCAACATTTCCACGACCCATAATATTAAAGTAGTTTATTAATTCACCCATCATATATGTTTTCCCACTTCTAGCTACAGCACCATATAAAAATGTATTACTACTTATATGTGTTGACTTTTCTAATCGATCAATTGTTTTAAATAATGTCATCAATTGATGTAATCTTGGTATTAATACAGTCGTTTCTTTTTTATAAAAATCAATAATTTTATCAAAATTATATCTTTCACCTGCAATAAATGGAGATAAAAATGATTTCAATCGCCGATAATACTTTTCTAAATCACTTTTATCATAAATATCCGTTTCAATATTAAAATTAGCAAATATATGTTTATTTGCTCTAGGAAGATTTGATATTTTATTAATGACAATAGTTTTATCTCTCACAAATAATACTATTCGAGGTTTATTATTATGACCATAATATCGCATTAAATGTTCATTATCGGATGAAAATAATGTTTTAATCTTAGTCATATCATAATCGGAAGCAACTGATTTAATTTCATCACGAATTAATTTACTTTGTATTAAAATATATTCAGCAGGTTCATAATTATCATAACGTGAGTCACAAACGTCATATTCAGTAGGTTCCATTATTTTTTTTTTAAAAATTATATCAGCCGCACCACTTCCCGACCCAGTATTAATTTTTCTATCCTTTAGCCAGATACTAATATTTAATGGTTTTAATGTTTCTGGTAGATTGGATTTACCTTCCATTGGTCCATATTCGGCATTTGGAAAAATATCATCACATAATTTAAAATATATACAAATTGTCCATAAAAATTCATAAGCAATACCCGGTGATTCACAAGTAGCACTATCTAAAAATACATCAATATCATCAAATTTTAAAATATAATTATTTAAAAAATCTTTAATACCTATATCTGTCGTTTTAATTAATTCGGTTATGCCTGCTTTTTCAAGTTTTAATTTATTATTATTTAGTTGTATTTTCTTTTTATCTAAATTATGCAGCATTATTCGTATAAATTTCCCCATTTCACTGTCATTATGATAGCATTCTAAATCAAGAGGGTTTCGTATATAATTTGTTGGACATTGCGGCATCCACAATTGACTTTCGTAAATTTCACTATATTTTTCTTCAATTGTTTGTTCCATATATAATATAATAGATTAAAACAAAGCCTCATTTATACATAAGTTCGTTGATAAATAATATATATTTAATTATTATATGAAACTAATTAAAAATTTGATTTCTGTATTTATTATCATCAATATAACAGTCCGAACAAACAAAACACGACAAGACTATTAGATGTCAGGAGATAATCGATTGAAAGAATTTAGTAATATAGTCGATGAATGGTATCGTCAAAATGATATACGTCAAAAATATCGCGAACGTGTAGAAAAGGTCCGATCGATGGGAGGCTTCGATGTCATGTCGCGTATGGAGAATTGCCTAACGATTAAAATCAACGACTATCAAGAGTGGAAGGATTTGTTTGGGCGTGAATCATTGCGACCCGAACTACAACAATATGCTGATGCTATTTTGCGCTATGACCAAGACAAGACTGGAACAGTTCCATATAGAGGAAATTTGGAAGTGTCGCTTTTGATGGAAGAGAATGTGAATCCAGTGCGTCCTGGAATCCATCGCGCGGTGTTCCTAATTTATGCTACTCCACACAAACAATTCCACGATGGACATATCGTGGGTATTGAATTCGGCGAAGGCAGCTACACGCACCAAACCATCCAACGCATCTTTGATATGGAAACGCGTGTCGTTGTTCAAGAAATAACACAATATGACATACTGACATTTTTGGCAGAAGAAGACGAAATGGAAACGTTGTTGTATGAATACTTTCTACAAGGCTTCAACCCAAAATACTACGGAATAGACCGTGACCGCAGCTGGCACGAGTGTTCTCATCTTCGCGCGAAATTTGAACGCGAACGCGAATAA